CAATTTTCTTGACGAGATCATAGTGGACAACTTTGCGGGGGGCGGCGGGGCCTCCACAGGCATGGAGCTGGCAACAGGGCGTCCGGTGGCAATCGCCATCAACCATGACCCTGATGCAATCCTAATGCACCGGACAAACCACCCATACACGGAACACCTGCAAGCGAGCGTGTGGGATGTAGACCCGAGAGAGGTTTGCCGGGGCCGCCCTGTGGGGCTTGCGTGGTTCTCGCCGGACTGTAAGCACTTCTCCAAAGCCAAAGGCGCGGCGCTGGTAGACCGGAATATCCGGGGCCTTGCGTGGATTGTGCTGCGATGGGCCGGGACTGTCCGCCCGCGGGTGATTATCCTGGAAAATGTGGAGGAGTTCGTTACCTGGGGGCCTGTACGAAAAGGAAAACCGGTGAAGAAAAAAGCCGGACAGACCTTTCAAAAATGGAAGCGGCAGCTTCTGGAGCTGGGGTATCAGGTTGAACACCGGGAGATCGTTGCGGCAGACCTGGGAGCGCCGACCACAAGAAAACGCTTTGTGCTGGTTGCTCGCTGCGACGGGCGGCCTATCGTGTGGCCGGAACGGACGCATGGGCCGAGAGACAGCGAGGAGGTACGAGATGGGCGGCTGATGCCATGGAAAAGCGCCGCGGAGATCATCGACTGGAGCGTACCTTGCTACTCTGTATTTGCCAGTAAGCGGGAGCTGAAAGAAAAATATGGTGTGAACGCCGTCCGGCCACTGGCGGATAACACCATGCGGCGGGTTATCCGGGGCGTGGACAAGTTTACCATCCGAAGCGGTCACCCGTTCATCGTGGAGTGCAACCACGAAAGTGGAACGGCAGCGAATATCATGAGCATAGGGCAGACCGGCGGCGGAGATCGTGTCAGAGATGCCAGAGACCCTGCACCCACTGGGGTAACAAAACAAGAGGCGTGTGTTGTGGCGGCGAACATTATTCAGTACCACACAGAGCAGACGGAAAATGTTCGTGCAAACGGGCTGAGGATGCCGCTGCCGACGGTGGACGCCTCCAACCGGTACGGGCTGACCACGGCGCAGCTTGTGGAATATTTTGGGAATGGGCAGCCGATTGATGTGAGAAAGCCAATGCACACGGTAACGAGCCACGACCGGGAGGCGATAGTCTGCGCCCACATCTGCAAGTATTACGGAGGCGTGATAGGGGCGGAAGCGCAAGAGCCGCTGCCGACAGTGACGGCGGTTGACCACAATGCGGTAGCGGCGGCCCATATTGTTGAGTTCAAAGGGCGGGATATTGGGCAGGACGCAGATCGGCCACTGCGCACGATCACGGCATCCGCCGGGGAATTTGCAGACTGCCGGGCAGAGCTGATGGAGGCGGGAAGCCAAGACCTGATGCACTGGCCGGAAGTCCGCGACCTGCTCAACCGCCATTGTGGGTATGAGATGGCAGACGATGAAATCCTGCTGCTGGAGATCGGCGGAGGGCTTTACTTTATCGCGGACATCCTTCTGCGGATGCTGACGCCGCGGGAACTCTATAACGCCATGGGTTTTCCACCAGATTACATCATCGACCGGGATTACCTGGGCAACGAGTACGGGAAAACAAAGCAGGTGGCCCGGTGCGGGAACGCGGTATGCCCTCCCATGGCAACGGCCCTTGTACGGGCGAACCTGCCGGAGTGGTGTAGCCGGACGATCACGACCATGGAGGAGCTGGAAAAGGCTGTGACGGAATGACGAGAACTGCAACAATGGAGGCGATTTGATGGACTGCTATTACTGCAAAGCAAAGAAATACTGCATGGCAGCGGCGCAGCCGGGGTCGATGATGTGCTTGGTGAACCGTATGAGGTATGGAGGCACACACGCGGACGATGCGCCGCCCCGTCAGGTCGGGGGCTTTTGCCAGTATTGCGGTCAGCCGCTGCGAGAGATCGGGCGGGAACGGTTCTGCAACAATGTGAACTGCCGGAACCGGTATGTGAGCGTATGACGGGAGGCGGTTGTGGCATGAGCAAAAAGAATATGCGCCGTATCTCTATTCTGGTAACGGCACAGACGGCAAAGAACCTGGAACGGCTGGCGTCCATGTGCGGATACCGAGAAATCGGGATGGTCGTGGACAAGCTGACCAGAGAAAAAATGATCTCCCTGCATACGGACGCTCTGATGCCTGGGGAAAGAAAGGGGAAACAGATATGGGATACCGGTGTAACTGCCCGGAATATGAGGAGCGGCCCTGTGACAACCTGAACGAGGAATTGGAGTGCGAGGAGTGCCAGCATGGAAAGCCAGAGGAAAGCGAGGAACAGAAATGAATGAGAAAACAGTTTATACCTGCACAGACCAGGAGCATGACGCCTGGGTGTGCGGGAAGTGCGGATACATAGAGAACTTTGAGGCAGACGGCCCGGAGGAAAACGGGTGGCGCTTCTGCCCTGCCTGCGGGCGGGAAATCGTGATTGCGGATGAAACATCAGAGCTAACGGAAAAACAATGGGGCTGGATTTTGGGACGGTTCAGCCGTGCGGAGTAGACGGAGGGAACTTTGATGATTGAACTGTGTCCTATGACACTGAAAGAAGCAAATGCCTATGTTGAACAACACCACCGGCACCACGGGCCAGTGGTCGGGCACAAGTTTTCAATCGGACTTTCTGATGGGGAGAAGATCGTGGGCGTTGCTATTGTGGGTCGTCCTGTGGCTCGCCACCTTGACGATGGGTGGACACTGGAAGTCAATCGCTTATGCACGGACGGCACACGCAATGCCTGTTCAATGCTTTACTCAGCAGCATGGAGGGCGGCCCGCGCGATGGGATATAAGCGTCTGGTGACATACATCCTTGACACAGAAAATGGAGCGAGCCTGCGGGCGAGCGGGTGGAAGTGTGTGGGGAAAGCTGGGGGCTTTCGCTGGACAGGTAAGCGCAGGCCGGAGGTAGACCTATATCCGGCGCAGATGAAAATTCGGTTCGAGAGGACAGTGGAAAGAGAGGCGGGGGAATGAGCCGGAGAAAAGATAACCCATCCCGCTGGCGGGTATGGCCCAAAGAGAAAAAGACCAGGAAGCCAGCGGACAAGCGGGATACAGAGGAGCTGGTGCGGTGCAAAGAGTGCTGCCACCTGGAGATCACTGGCTGTTACGGGGAATGTGGCCGTGGCTACCTGGGCATTGTGCGCCCGGATGATTATTGCAGCCGGGGACGGCGACGAGAAAAAAGCACCTGACAATTCAGCGAGCGGCAGCGGTCGCGCCGGTGATCGGCGCGGTCTTGCCGGTTGAGAAAACTCCTGTGCCTGCCTGACGGCGGGCAAAAAATAAAGTCGGCGAGGGCCGACAATGGGCTGGTATATCAGCGTTAAGTTAAGGGACAGGCCACCGGGAGAGGTGGAAGCCCAGAAGGGACAGGCCAAAAGGTTGGCCGGACAGGAAAGAGAATGTTGTTGAGCGGAAGCAAGGCCCGCCCTTGCTTCCGGTAATCAGCAATCAGCACAAAGCGCAGGCTGGGTCAAGGGAAAGGGTGGAGATTTCCGGCAGGAAATACGACCCGGCCTTGACACAGACGGAGCGGGTGCTATGGGGAGGGGTGAGGTTGTGGGCCTGTATTACCGAGAACAAAAGCATATCTGCGGCAAGGACTACGACACAGCCCCATACATGGAGGTCGATCTATACCCTGTATCAGCCAAGAAGCATAAGGCGTCACGCCGGGCAAAGAAAAAAGAAGCATCCTCTCTGGCACAGCAGACCTACAACGACAAACGGGCCAAGCGATACCATGTGCAGCTCGTCAACACCAACTTCGGAAAAGGGGATTTCTCCTGGACTGGGACATACGACGACGATCATCTGCCGGAGCCGGGGGACACACACAGGGCCGACCTGGATTTTACGAACTACATCAAGCGGCTTTACCGGTGGTGTGACAGGAACGGAGTGCAGCGCCCCAAGTGGGTGGCGGCGACGGAGTACACCACGATCACGGAGGACGGGAAAGTTTGTGGTCGCCATCATCACCACGCGATCATCCAGCACACGGAGGGCTTGACCAGGGATGTGTTGGAAGAACTGTGGAGCGTAAACGGGAAAAGAATAGGCTTGACGCGCGGGGAATACCTGGATGTTGACCATGGCAGCGTGGAAAGTCTTGTGCGATACATCAGCAAGAACAAGCGGTGCGCCCGGAGCTGGAGACAGAGCCGGGGCCTGGAGAAACCAAAGACACCTCCGCCCAATGACAGCAAGTGGAGCCGCCGGAAGCTGGACGAGGCCAGCACCCTGTACATAGACGACACGGAATTTTGGGAGAAGAAGTATCCGGGGTACACCCTGAACCGGGTGGAAACCAAAGTGAGCGACGGGGGTATGCGCCACACAATCGTGATCTTGCGCCGTGCCGAATGCTGGCATGGGCGTGGGAATATCAAACAGACGAGGAGGAGACCTGTATGACAAACAAGGAACGGTTCAAGGAAATTTTCATATCCCAGGTGACGAGGCCAGGGGCGGCAGACCTGCTGGCCTGGCTTGGAACCACGGACTTTTTCGAGGCACCGGCCAGCACACGCTTTCACGGGGCATACCCCGGCGGGCTGGTGGAACACAGCCTGAATGTATATTATGCCCTGCTCGGACAGTCTACCATCCGGGAGTACGGCGGGGAGAGTGTCGCCGTCGTGGCGCTGCTGCATGATGTCTGCAAAACCGGCTATTACCGCAGGGAGCGGGACGGAAAGTACAGCGTGAAAGACCGGCTGCCGATGGGGCATGGGGAAAAGTCTGTGTATCTGGTGATGAAGTTCATGGACTTGACCGACGAGGAGGCTCTTGCTATCCGCTGGCACATGGGGGCTTATGACGATGCTTTCCGGGGCGGGAGCCGGGCGCTGAACGAAGCACAGGACAAATGCGCCCTTGTGCTGGCCCTGCACCACGCTGATATGCAGGCGACACAGGAAGAAAAACGGCGGGAGGGCATTTTGTGATGGCGTTCCGTCTGGAGCTGTCCGACCTGCCGCCGCGCTACCGGGCGCAGGCGGAAGCGCAGCTCGCCAAGGGAAGAAAAAAGCGGAGCGACCCGCTGGCGGAGGCGGCACGGGCCGCGAAGATCACCGGCAAGGAGTTTGACAGCCTGGGCGAGTATGAATATTACATCGGCACCGTGGCCCCAAAGGTGGCGCGGGGTGAGATCGTGGAGTGGGAGGCCCACCCATGCTTTCCCCTGTTCCCGGCGGGACAATACGGGGCTTTGAAGCTGCGCCCGGTTCGGTATACTGCGGACTTCCGGTTGGTTTATGCAGACGGAACCGTGGAGATCGTGGAGATCAAGAGCAAGTTTGTCCGGCGGATGCAGCGGGATTATGCCCTGCGGCGGCGGGTATTCCTGGAACAGGTGGCCCGCCCGGCTGGATGGAAATTCATGGAGATCATAACAGCGGATAGCAAAGAGGAAATTGACCGATGGACAGAACTGACTAAGGGGGCAAAGTAGCGATGGACGAGAAGCAGAAACCCGTGTGCGGGCTGTGCCAGCGGCACCAAAAGCTGGAGACCGTGGACGGGATGGCCTTTTGGATTGAGTGGGACGAAAACGGCAGGCCGCGCCTGTGCATGGACAGCACGACCACAGGTGGCGGGCTGAATGTGCTTTGTGTGCAGTTCTGCCCCATCTGCGGGCGGAGATGTGAAAACATTGTGGAAATGGAGGAAAACCATGGGGAAGCATAAAAGAAAGCCACCTGTTTTCGCCGGGAATGTGGCCCGGCAGGCCCAGACGCGGTATCTGCGCACCAAGAAGCCGGAAAGCGAGCGGGTACAGGAAAACCGGGAGGCGGCAGGCCATGTGATCTGTTTGTGCTTCATGGTGGCGCTGAATGACCGGTACGGCATTGGAGAGGGCCGCTTGCAGAGAGTGACGGACGCGGCCAATGGGGAGCTGGAGCGCTTTGCAATCAACCAGAGGGCCGTGGGTATGGAGCGGGCAAAGAAACTGCTCAACGAGACGCTGGCGGGCTTGTACGACGGGAATTTTGTGCTGCCCATCACGAAGCCACCCAAAAAAGCAAGAGACTGGGCCATGCTGGGAGAACAGCGGGAAGCGGCGGAGATCGTGGTCAAGTGCTACGCACTGGGCACACACAAGGCGCTGGGCTTTGGCCGGGAGCGCCTGGAGGAGACGATCAAAGCCACGGAAGCTGTGTTCCGGGAGTTTGGAGAGTGGGCAAAGGGCGGGGACTACTTCGGGTACGCCATGCTGGCAAGACGGCTGACGGAAATTCTCGGTGAGCCGGTGGAAGTGGACGAAAGCAAGGCTGACGAGCCGATTTTCAGCAGAACGCTGGACTGAGGGTGTTAGAGGGAGACGGCGAACAGAAAGCCGGGAACGGGAGGCGACGATGCAGTTTGAGAGCGTGAAACACATAGCCCAGTATTACAAGGCCATTCCGGGTATGCTGCGCTTGTTACAGCAGGAGCGGGAGGAGCTGGAGGGCAATTACTATGGGCTGCGTGGGCTGGCGTATGACGGGACGCCGCACAGCTCGTCGCCGGGGAAACCGACGGAAGAAGCGGGCCTGCGGGCGCTGGAAAGCGGTGTGGGCGACCGGCTGGCAGAGATCAAGGCGAACGAGATGGTTTTGAGCGCGGACGCAGCGGCCATCCGGGGCTGCCTGGACGCCGTAAACGGTAGGTACAAGCAGGTGATCTTGATGCGCTATGTGCGTGGTTACAGTTGGGCAAAAACGGGTGTCAGAATGAACGCA